TTGGTGATGATGTCAGAATAATGAACGCAGCAGGTACAAAAATATCTGCACAGTTTATTCAAGATGGTGAAGCAAGATTAAGATATGACAATGTAACTAAGTTAGCTACTAAAACAGACGGTATAGACGTTACAGGAACAGTTACTGCTAATGGTTTAACTGTTGATGCTGGTACTGGCGGTGGTGTAACACTTGAAGCTAATGCAAATGTTGATATTGATTTTAGATATAGGTCAGGCGGTGTTAATAAATATAATGTTGCTTATGACGCATCTGCTGGTTCATTAATTTGGTATGACAATACAGCTAATGCAACTAGAATGACTTTAGATTCGTCTGGAAATCTTGGAATTGGGACCGTTAGTCCCGATGTAAGTTTAGATTTAGGTTCTAATACAGATTCAATACATGTACCTGTAGGTACTTCAGCTCAAAGACCCGGAAGTCCAGCAGCAGGTTACTTTAGATACAACTCAGAAACTGCTAGATTTGAAGGTTATACAGACCAATGGAGCTCTATAGCTGGTAGTGGTAGTGGTACTAATATGGATACCAATACCTTTACTGGTGATGGTTCTGATACTACATTCACATTAAGCAATGCTCCTGATGAAGAAAATAACTTAATGGTATTTATTGATGGTGTTTTCCAAGCTCATAATGTTTATTCAATTTCAGGAACTACATTAACTTTTGCTACAGCTCCGGCTAGTGGTAGACTTATAACTGTTTACCATTCAGTAACAACTGTAGGTGGTTCTAATAATACTATAGCTACTATGACTGGTGATGGTAGTGATACTACTTTAACTTTACCAACTGTACCAGTACATGAAAATAATGTTTCAGTTTATTTAAATGGTGTTTATCAAAGTAAATCTACTTATTCAGTAAGTGGTTCAACTCTTACTTTTAGTTCAGCACCTTCAAATGGTGTACTAGTAGAAGCAATAACTTCAACAAACACTAGTATTACTACAGCTACTCAATTAGTTGATGCTGATAGTGATACCATGATTCAAGTAGAAGAAAGCTCTGACGAAGATAAAATTAGATTTGATACTGGTGGTACTCAAAGAGCAGTTATAGATTCAACAGGAATAGACGTAACAGGTACAGTAACTGCTGATGGTTTGACTGTTGATGGTTCTGCAACTATTACTACAGCCGATAACAACCCACAGCTAACACTTATTTCTACAGATACAGATGCTAATGTTGGACCAGTTTTAAACCTATATAGAAATAGTGCTAGTCCTGCCGATAATGACGTATTAGGTCGTATTCTTTTTAAAGGCGAAGATGATGCAGGGAATGAAGCTACCTTTGCTAGAATAGAAGCTATAGCAACAGATGTAAGCAACGGCTCTGAAAATGCCAAAATGGAATTTTATGTTGCAATTAATGATACTTTTAATCCAAGCCTAACACTAGAAGATACAGGTGCAGCTACATTTGCTGGAACTATAAACGGTGCAGTTATAAAATCTAGTATTACTGATTTTTCTAATAGTATGCTTATTAGTACTGATGGTAGTACAGGTACGTTAAGTTCTGCTTCAAACAATACAGGTTTTGGGGACCAAGTTTTTGATGACTTAACAAGTGGTACTGATAATACTGCTATGGGTTCAGGTGCTTTAGATGCTTTAACTACAGGTGGTTCTAATACAGGTCTTGGTCGTGCTGCTTTAGGTAGCACTACAACAGGAGGTAGTAATACAGCAGTAGGTAGAAGTGCTGCGTCAGTAAATAGTACAGGAGAACAAAACACCGCTGTAGGAAGAAGTGCTTTAGGAGCAAATACTACTGCTAATGATAACACCGCAGTTGGTTATAATTCTTTACTATCAAACACTACTGGTACTCAAAACACAGGAATAGGTTCTCGTTCTTTAGATGCTAATACAACTGCTAATGACAACACAGCGGTTGGTTATGCTTCGTTAGGAGCAAACACTACAGGTGCTGAAAATACAGTAGTTGGTAAAGATGCTATGGTAGACAATACTACAGGTGGAAGTAATACTGCTTTAGGTAAATCTGCTTTGGGAAATAATACTACAGCTAGTAATAATGTAGCAATTGGACATGGTGCTATGTTTGATAACACCACAGGTACTAGTAATACAGCAATAGGTTATACTGCATTAGGTGACAATACTACAGCTTCTAATAACACTGCAGTTGGTTATTTAGCTTTAAGATTAAACACTACAGGAACAGAAAATGTTGCAGTTGGTGTTTCAGCTTTAGATGCTAATACAACAGGTAGTTATAACGTAGGTATGGGTATAAATGCACTAGGAGCATTAACTACTGCTAGTTTTAATACAGGTATTGGTACAGGAGTCATGGCTTCTATAACAACTGGAAATCATAATACTGGTATAGGTTATACAACATTAGACAGTACCACTACTGGAACAAATAATGTGGCAGTTGGAAACTCTGCTTTAACAGCAAATACTACAGGTATTGGTGGTGTAGCTATTGGTAAAGAGGCACTAAAAGCAAATACAACAGCTAATAGTAATGTTGCAGTTGGTACTTCTGCACTACAAGCTAATACTACTGGAACACCTAATACAGCAGTTGGTAATGCAGCTTTGTATACTAATACTACAGGTAATAACAACACTGCTGTAGGTAATTCAGCGTTACTATCTGTTACAACATCAAGTGATAATACAGCAGTAGGTAAAGATGCTTTGAAATTAAGTACAGGTGCATATAATACCGCAGTTGGTTCTTTAGCTTTAGATGCTAATACAACTGGAGCAGGTAATACAGGAGTTGGATATAATTCTTTAAGTTCTAATACTACAGGTGCTATAAATACTGCTTTAGGTAATGCTTCTTTAGATGCTAATACAGAAGGAAGTAATAATGTTGCTGTAGGTGATAATGCATTAGGAGCTAATACGACAGCATCTAACAATACTGCTATTGGTAAAAGTGCTTTACAAGCAAACACTACAGGTGTTAATAATGTTGCATTAGGACATAGTGCAGTAGATGCAAATACTACAGGTGTTAATAATGTAGGTTTAGGAACAAACGCTTTAAGTGCTAATACTACTGCTGAAGCTAATACAGCTGTAGGTACTAATGCCTTAATGGTAAATACAACAGGTGCTTACAATGTTGCAGTAGGTATGTCAGCTTTAGATGCTAACACAACTGCATCTAGCAATACAGCAATAGGTTATGGTTCTTTAACAGCAAATACCACAGGTGCTTCTAATACAGCATTAGGTACAAATTCCTTAGATGCTAACACAACAGCACATAACAATACTGCAATAGGATATGATGCTTTAACAGCGAACACAACAGGAACAAATAACACAGCGTTAGGTTTTTCATCTGGATTAAGTTTAACTACAGGAGCTACAAATGTAGCTGTTGGTACTTATGCTGCTCAAAATTTAACAACTGGCTCAAATAACACAGCAGTAGGTAACGCTACTTTAGGAGCAACAGGTAGTACAGCTGTTACTGGTGCTGATAACACAGCAATTGGAAATTCAGCGTTATTAGCAATTACCACAGGAGCAAATAATGTAGCAATAGGTTCTACAGCTCTTGATGCTAATACCACAGGCTCTACAAATGTTGCGGTAGGAAGATTAGCTTTATCTGCAAATACCACAGCAAGTGATAACACCGCAGTGGGAGATTTTTCATTAGGAGTAAACACTACTGGAGCTCAAAATATTGCAATAGGTGGCAATGCTTTATCGGCAAATACCACAGCAAACGACAATACAGCGGTTGGTTATAATTCTTTACTATCAAACACAACTGGAGCAAATAATACTGCAGTTGGTAAAAGTTCAGGTTCAGCGTTAACTACAGGTTACAGAAATACATTTATAGGTAGTCTTTCTGGAGATGCTACTGATGATGGTTTTCAAAATACAGCATTAGGATATGGAGCATTAAGTGCAAACTGCGGAGACAATAATGTCGCTATAGGTGAATCAGCTTTGCCTGTATGTACTGGTGCAAACAATACTGCTGTTGGTCGAGTTGCTGGTCTTGATGTTACTAGCGGTCAAAACAATTTGTTTTTAGGAAAAGATGCAGGAAGAGCAGGAAGTCCGGGTGGTAGTATAACTACAGGTAGTAATGAAATTATTCTTGGCGATGAAAATATTACCGAAGCTCATATACAAGTAGATTGGACTGTAGCTTCTGACCAAAGAGATAAGACAGATTTTACAGCTCTAGACTTAGGTTTAGATTTTGTAAAAGCTTTAGCTCCTGTTACTTATAAATGGGATAAGCGTTCTAAGTATGGTGACAAGACTGCTAATGATTATGATTTAGCTGCTCAAACACCAGATGGAACTCATAAAGAAGATTGGTTAGATATAGGTTTTAAAGCACAAGAAGTAGAAGCACTAGAAATAGCAGCAGGATATAATAAAGATAATAAAACTAACTTAATATCTAATCATTCAGATGATGGTAAACAAATGGGATTACAGTATAGTAAATTAATACCAATTTTAGTAAAAGCAATCCAAGAATTATCAGCGAAAGTTGATGAATTACAACAATAACTAAACTCAAAAGGAGAATAAAATGGCAACAGTATCAGAAGTACTAACAGCAGCAACAGATAGCGTAACATTAATTAACGATGTTAAAGCTGGAAGTTGGGATGTTGAAGGAATGACACAGGCTGAAATAAATGAAATGGTTCAAAGAAATGTAGACCATTTAGAAATTATTTTAGAATATGCACCTGTTGATAGTGATGATGAAACTCCAGATGTAGCAGGTAGTTCAGATGATAAATCATCTTATACAACAGCTGTTACAGATGGTAAAGCTTACATCGCTGCAAATGAATAAGCTATGGAACTTTCATCTTATTTAATTTGGAACGCATTTATAACTCTGGTCCTTGCACCAGTGCTATACAGTATCAGAGAAAATGCTAAAGAAGCTAAAAGGTTAGATGTGCTTTTAAATAAAACTAGAGAAGAAATCGCTAAAGATTATGTAACTAAAACAGAACTTAAAGACGATTTTAATTTATTAATTGACAGGCTTGAAAAGCTTGATGAAAAACTTGACAAACTCTTTGAGGCTAAGTAAAATAGGTTATGAAGAAACGTAAAGGTTATAGAGCAGGTACTAGTTCAGTACGACAAGATTATCGTGAAGGTGGTAGAGTTCAAGCTGCTAATGGTGGTTTTGTTCCACCACCTAATCTTTATGGTACAGACTATAATCCTAATACATCACCACCTAAAACAGAAGAAGAATTAGCAAAAGAAGCGAGAACAACTATGGTAACAGAAAATAGAGAAGAAAGAGTAAAAAGAACAGGAGAACAAACAGAACAAATTGCTCAAGGTAATTTACCTAGTTCTACTCCTACTATTTCAACTCCACAAAAAATAGATACTACTGGAACAGAAATAACTCCAACACAAGCTGCTGATTTACAAGTTAGTGAAACACCTACAACTATAACTGCTCCAACTATTCCAGCTCCACAAACTGAACAAGTTACTAAAGCTGATGTAACTCCTGACATAGCTGCTCCTGAACCTGTGGTTGCTGCTACTCAAACAGTAAGTAAAGTACCTGAAACAGCTGTAGTAGAATCAGCACAAGGCAATGTTAGTCCAGAAGTTTCTAATGCTTTATCTCAAGCAGCAGGAGTTGCTAATGTTGACCCAATAGCTACTGCATCAGTTACTGTTACTCCCGGATTATTACAAGAAAGAGTTGTTGGTACAATTAGTGCTGAAGCAAAAGCACAAGCTGCTAAAGTAGCAGGTACATCATTAGGAAGAATTACTAGAGCTAAAAAACAATTAAGAAACTCAGGTTTAACTGAAGTTGAAATAGCAGCACTAGGTAATGACCCTGAAACTTTAGAAGCAAATCTTTTAGAATTTACAGAAGAAGAAAGAGGCATAATAGAAGGACTACCAGAAGATGCTTTAGTTAGTACTCAAATAGATGCATTATTAACTGGTATTGAAAATGGTCAAATACCTACATGGGCAAGTCCAGCAGTATCTTCTGTAGAACAAATGTTAGCTGAACGAGGATTAAGTGCTTCTACAGTTGGTAGAGATGGTTTACTTAATGCAATTATTACTTCAGCTTTACCAATAGCACAATCAAATGCTCAAGCTATTCAAAATAGTGTAGCTCAAGATAAAAATATAGAAGCTACTGCTAATATAAAAAATGCAGAACTAGCACAACAAACAGCAATGTTTAATGCTCAAAATGTTTTTGCAATGGACATGGCTCAGTTTGATGCTGACCAACAAAGAGCAGTTAATAATAGTAAATTCTTACAAACAGTAGCTTTAACAAATGCTAGTAATGAACAACAAAGTGCTGTACAAAATGCTGTATTAATGTCACAAAGAAACTTAGCAGAGGCTGACCAAAATACTAAACTAGGCATACAGAATGCTCAAGCATTTTTACAAATGGATTTAACTAATCTTAGTAATACTCAACAATCTGGTATATTAAAAGCTCAACAAATTCAACAACAATTATTAAGTAATCAAGCTGCTGCAAATGCTGCTGAACAATTTAATGCTACGAGTCAAAATCAACTTAATCAATTTATGACAAGTCTTAAATCACAAACTGACCAATTTAATGCTCAACAAAGTTCTGCAATGAATCAGTTTAATGCTGCTGCTAAAAATGCTGCAGCTGCTAGAGATGCTCAAAGAAATGCTGATGTAGATAAAAATAATGCTACAATGGCTTTACAAGTAGATCAATTTAATAATCAACAAATTTTTCAAAGAGAACAATTTAATGTTCAAAATGCTACAGCTATTGCACAATCAAATGTAGCATGGAGAAGACAAGCTAATACAGCAAATACAGCAGCTGTAAACGCAGTTAATCAACAGAATGCACAAAATGCTTTTAACTTAAGTGCTCAAGCTCAAGCTAATTTATGGCAAGAATTAAGAGATGAAGCTGATTACACTTTTAAAAGATGGGATAACGATGAAGCTCGTAAAACTTCATTAATGATAGCTGCATTAAGTAACGAGTCTGGTACTACAGGAACTAATAATTTTAGTACTAATGTTGCAGCTATTACGAAATTAGCAAAAGACTGGTTAGATTTATAGGAGAAATAAAATGGGATTTTTTAGTAAAGTATTTAAAACAGTAACCAAACCTTTTAAAAAAATAGTAAAGGGTGTGGCTAAAGGAGTTCGTAAAGTTGGTCGTTTTCTTAAAAAAGGTTTAGGTAAAGTAGCTAAAGCTTTTGGAAAACTTGGTCCACTTGGAACTATAGCTTTATCGTTTATGTTGCCGGGAATAGGCTCTGGTCTTGGTAGTTGGTATGCTGGTTTAGGAGAGGGTAATATTATTAAAATTATTGGTACTGGCATACAATCAGCAGCTTCAACTATTGGAAAAGGCGTTGGTAATGTTTTTAGTTCTATTACTAAAGGTATTGAATATGGTATGAATAAAGTAGGAACTGTATTTGGAGGAAAAGGTACAGCAGGAACTAGATTTAGAAATTTTGTAAGTAATGTAACTAATGGTACTATTAGTCCTTCTGATATAACTAATAAAGGTTCAATAGGAGGTACTACTACATCAGATGCAATAACTAAAGTTGCTACTGATACTGTAAGTAAAGTTCCCGTTCCATCAGAAAAAATAGCTAACGAAGCTGCTAAAAAAGGACTTGGACAAACTATTAAAGATTTAGGAACACAAATAAAAGAAAGTAAAGTTTATAGTTCTTACAAAAAAGTATCAGCATTACAAGCTTATGATTATGCAACTAATCCTTTAAATTTAACTGAAGCTGAAATGGAAGACCATAGAAGAACTTTTGCTTTAAATCAAAGTGCAGGAATGGAACTGTTACAAGAAAATCAATTATTAAATCAAAGTACTTTATATGATAAAGGTAATCAAGTTATTTCAACTGCATCTAGTATGCCTTCAACTACTAATTATTATGACCATTATTTAACTCAAGTATATGGTCCAAGTATGCAAGGCATGGGTATGTCAGCTGCTATAAATGCACCTACTTATGGCATGTCGTTTGAAGATTATTTACAAGCTTAAGAGAAAATAACATGACAATAGAAATAGATAAAAATGCTGAACCTCATCTTTTTGATGGTCCAATTCCCGGACAATCTTTAACTAACTCAAAAGAAAATCCTTATCCTTGGGAACAAGCTCCTCAAATAACTTCTCACAAAGAAGCTATGGAAATTATTTTTTTAGAATTATTAAAAGAAGAAAACTTAGAAACAGTTTCTACATTAATGATAGAAGGAACTCCAATAACTGATATAGCACAAATGTTATTAACTTTAGGATTTCAAGCAGGTAAATGGAATCCTGATTTAATGGTAACTTTAATTGAACCTACAATTTATATGTTATTAGCTATTGCAGAACAAATAGGAATTGACCCAGTATTAGATAGACCCGAAGATAGAGATGCAGAACAATCTGATGATGAAACAGAAACTATGATGGACTTAGAAACAAGTAAACCATCAACAAAAGATGAAGTATTTCAACAAGCAAATATAAATCCTGCTGCTGTTCAAGGTTTAGATATAGAAGAAAGATTACAACAAATAGATGGTAAAAAAATTAAACAAAGTATTTTAGAAAAAAGAAATAATAATAATCAGTCAAGTTTATTAAGTAGACCAGAGGAAAATTAAAATGGTAGATTATACAAAAAGTGTTTCAGATCAAAGTGTTAGTGAATTAGGAAAATCTTTGTTAGCTCAAAAGAGTGAAAGAGAAAGACAAGCAGATAAAAGAGCTAGAAGAAACGATAAAATTCAAGGAGCTTTAATGATAGCTCTTGCTGGTAAAAGTTTTGCTAAAAATGCTTATACTAAAAGAGCAGCTGAGTTAGAAAAATCAAAAACTTTTCAAGCTAAAAATAATGCAGCACAAACTAAAGAAATAAATAGTGTATCTTCTATTTTAAGTATTATTCCTGATAATTTTATGCCAGAAGAAAAAGATGCTAAAACAAAAGCAAAAGCTTTTATAAATAATTACGCTGGAGAATTTGCAGGAAAATTAAATTCATATATAGATAATAAAGTAAAAGTAAATTTTGGAGGGGACACTACAGCTTTTCAAGAATTTAAAAATGGTTCTCAATATAATTCAGTAATTAGAAATGCAGGAGAAAATTTATTAACTGAATGGTTTACTGATGATAAATATAAAACTTTTGAAACTGATTTAAGAAAAGCTTTAGGAGAACAAGATTTAGATAGAGCTGCTGTACTTAAAAAAGGAATGGGATTAACAGAGCATGAATTAAGTGCATTTGAAGAAAGTTATTATGCTGATATACTTAATCAATATAAAAATGAAAACACTATAATGAATGGTTTTAAAGTAGTACTTGAAAAAGCTGGTTTAAAAGAAAAAAGTACTGGTGGAGTAGATATATTTAATCCTTTAGATAATAGTTTTGAAGGACCTAGTTTAGATTTAAGTTTAAAAGCTATGAATTTAAATGGTAACTTTAATTATGTAGTTGATAAAGCAATAGCTTTAGCTAAAACTTCTAATGAAAATTATAATAGTAAAATTCAAAGCAGTGCTTACGCAAATTATCAAAAAAAAATTGCAGATATTTATTTACCTAATATGGCTGAATTAATAGAAGATGGAGATTATCAAGATGAAGTTACAGGAAATATAAAGTTTGTTGAAAAATCTCAAATGGAAGAATTTATGAAAACTATAGCTGAAGATGAAAATAGTATATTTATTAAAGATGTAGGAGCTTTAGCTTTAAAATTTAGAGATGAACCTAAGTTTGTTAAAAATATATATAAATCTATTTATGGAGCAGATGAAAAACCAAGTTTAAGTTTTGGAGACTTTAAATCTAGAATGGCTAACGAAGAAACAAGAACACAATTTGCTGCTGGATTAGTTTTAGAAAATGGTTTAAAAGAAAAAGGAAGGTCTTTGTTTAATTTATTTGGAAAAGAAACTACTTATAGTGGTAAAAAAATAAATGAAGTTTATGATAGAGGAATAATTCCTTCTTTAATTGGTCAAGGAATAAATATGCCTACTCCAGAAACTAACAATGAATTTACTGTTCCAAAAGACTATAATGAATTATCTTTAACTACTAAAAGACTTGATTTTGATGCAACTTATAAACATATTAAAATGTTACCTGTTAGTGAACAGCAAAAAGAAACACTAATTAATAAATTATTTGATCGAGAACAAATTGGTAATCCTGATGGAATAAATAATAGAGAAGAATATTTAAAAGATTTAAAAATAAGAGAAACAAAAGAAAAAGAAATATATAATAAAAGAAGACAAAATACTTTTGAGTTTCAAGGTTTAGGACATCCTGTGTTTTCTTCTAAAATACCTAGAGAATTTTTACCTATGGGACTTAAAACAGTTTCAGATACTATTGAAATTGGAAAAGAAATTTTAAAGTAATATGTCTGATTCTTCTTTAAAAGAATATTATGATTATTTAAATTCTAGTAAAAAAGAATTTGAATCAATAACTACTCCTGTTCCAACAGATTCTTTTAAAACTTCTGAAACATCGGAAGAAGATAAAATTTATAATAGTATGGGTTTAAATGAAGAAATTTTATATCCTGAATCTATTTATAAATCTAAAAAAACTTTAACAGAACTAGCAGAAGATGAAGAGTTTGCTACTAGAGCTGAAAGATTTTTAGAAGGTGTTGGTAAAAATGAAAATATATTTGAATACTTAAGAGACTCTGAATATAGTTTAAGTGCTGCAGCTCAAAGGTCTTTTGAAGTTGGTAAATGGACTGACGAACAAAAAGAAGATTATAATTATTTAACAAATCAATTTAATAATGCTGAGTTAGATGGTTTTAAAGAACGCTTTGGTCTTGTTAAAGATATAGCTGTAGATGTTGTTGCTGACCCTTTAAACATTTTAGCTGCTTTATTTGCTATACCTACTGGTGGAGCTACACTAGCAGGAAGAGCTGCTTTAGGTACAGCAGCAAAAGTAGGAATTAAAAAACTTACTAAGTCTCAGTTAGACGATGCAGTTGCAAAAGGTACAGCTACTAAAGTTGGACTTCCTTTATTAGGTGCAGCCGAAGGAGCTGCTTGGGCAGGACCACATGATTATTTTTTACAAGATATTAATGTTGATTTAGGTTTACAAGATGATATAGATTATACACAAATTGCTGCTACTTCTGCTCTAGGAGGAGCTATAGGAGCAACTGTAGGTGGAGTTATTGTTGGTGGTACTCAAGGATTTGCTAAACTTAAAAATCTTAAAAGAAATAAAGATGGTGAAATAGTTGGACCACCTTCTCCTAAAATACAAGAAAAAATAGATAAGTTTTCTAATGAAGATGAAATAAATTCTGCAGCTAATAGACCAAGAAAAGAAATAGAAAAGAATACCGAATTAGATTTAGGTATTTCTAATTCAAGTATTAATATGTTTTATAAAGTAATTTCTAATACATTTGGAAAACCTACAGCTAAATTTTTAAATAATATAAATGATTCTGACAAACTTAAAAAACTATTAGCTGACTTTAGATATGATTATGATGTAGGAGTTATTACTGCAGGAGCTAAAGGTGTTCGAAAACAAAGCTATGGTGAAGCTCTTGGTATGTTAACTGGTAAGTATATGTATGGACTTGGTAAGTCTTTAAATGTTTTAGAAAGAGAAGGATGGCGAGGAAAAATTTGGGGTAAACAAAATAATCAATTAGCTCAATTACTAAGAGATAAAAAAATTAATGTAAGTAACGTTGATAAATATCAAAATTCAACATATAATGGTATTGAAATAGATAATGATGTTATTGAAGCTTATAAAGGAATTAGAACTCAATTAGATGATTCTTATAAAGAAGCTGCTAAGTTTGGTTTATTTAAACAAGGTACACAATATAGTGCTGGTTATTTTCCTAGAGTATTTAAATATGAAGCTATTGAAAAAAACAGAGAAAAATTTGAAGATTTAATTATTAACGCAGGACATGCTGACCCTATTAATGAAAAAACTCTTAAAAAATTAGGAAGAGATAAAGAAGATAAAACACTTGAAGGTTTTGAATTTAGTGATAAAGGTACAGATAAAAATACTTTTGGTATAGATTTTTTAGAAGAAGCAGGAGGAGATGTAACAAGAGCAAAAGAATTAAAAGCTAAAAAAATTGTTGATGATATGCTTGAACAAAAATATAATCCTTTTGCTGAAATAGATAAAAGTGGAGCAGGTGGTTCATTTAATTCTAGAAGATTTACTAAAATTGCAGATAATGATTTACAAGAATTTTTAGAAGATGATGTTCAAAATATTTTAACAGATTATTTTACTAATATTTCTCAAGCAATTACTAGAACAAATTATTTTGGTAAGACTATAAAAGATTTTGATAAAAATAAATTACAACCAATTTATAAAGAATTAAGAGCTAAAGGTAAAAATGGTAAACCTAAACTAAGTAGAGAAGAAGCTGACAATGTTATAAAAGGTTTAAAATTAATGCATGGTAGAGTAACTGGTCTTGACCCTAGTGGTCGATATAATCCATTAAAAACAAATAAAACTCTTAGAACAGTTTCTGATGTTCTTAAATTGTCTCAACAAATGGCTCACCTTCCATTTGCAACTTTATCAAGTATTACAGAACCATTACTTTTATTAACAAGAGCAAATGCTACTGATGCTCCAAAAGTTTTTAAAGATATTGGTAGTTCATTAGTAAAAGAAGGAGAAGATATTGTTGATAGAACTGTTAAATTTTTAATAAGAACAGGAGGTGGTCGAACTAAAGGTATTAAATCTTTAGATGATGAAGCTTGGCAGGAATTACATAAAACAGGTTTAGGTTTAGAACAATCTGTACAAGAAAGATTAGAAGGATTAGCAGGTGAAGGTCTCTATGGTGCTAAAGCTAAAATAGGTCAAGAATTATTTTTTAAAGCTAATGTACTAACTCAATGGACAAAAGCTGTGCAGTTAGCTTCGTTTACTACAGGTAAAAGATTAATACAACAAAATGCTCAACAATTAGCTACTGGTAAAACATTAGCTGGTCGTACTGTTTCAAAAGAAAATAGAGAATATTTAATTCAACAATTAAATGATTTAGGTGTAGATGATAATAAAGCTGTTAAATGGTATAAATTACATTCTAATAAAGCAGGAGAGTTTGATTTTAATAAAGCTAAACAAAAAGCTTTTTATACTAAAGACATACAAAAAGGTGCTAATAGATTTACTAAAGAAATAATTTTAAATCCTAGTACTGCGGAAGCTAATAGACCTTTATGGTTTTCTAATCCTTCTGCACAACTATTAATTCAATTTGCAGGGTATCCAACAGTGTTTAACAATACAATTTTAAAAAGATTTTTTAATGAAACAGCAAATAATACAACACAAGCAGTTCCTAAAATTTTAGCAACTACTTTATTAATGACGGGTATAGCTCATGTAGGTAATATTATTAGAAGTAGTGGTGCAAACTTAAATGACTATGAAACAGGTGCAAGAAAAAGTGATGGTGAATTAATAGGAGATGCTGTTAGAAGATGGGGAGGTTTTGGTCCTTTTGATTATGCTTCTAGATATGCAGATGAAGGAACTAGAAATGTTGGTCCTATAGCTCAAGCTGCTAAAACTTTTGCTGGTCCAATACCTCAAGATGTTATAGATAGTATTCTTTATCGAAAAGGTTTTGCTGAACTAGGAGTTACAAATTTACCATTTTATTCTGCTTATGATTTAATTGGTGGTGAAGGAACTAAAAAAGAACTAAGAGCAGCTGCAAGAACAATAGATAAAGGAAAATCCTCAACAAAGAAAAAGAAATTTAAACCTATGCAATTAGCAAAAGGTGGTTTAGTTACAGATGTCCCTCAAGTACCTCAAGAGCCTGATGAAAGAATAGATAAGATAACAGGCATACCTTATGATATTCAAGCAGGTAGTATCATGAAAGATGAAGAAGAAAGAGTGCTTGTTAATAGAGGTGGATTATTAAATAAATTAAGAGCTAGAAAAACTTATCAAGATGGTGGTGTTATTAGTGAAGCAGTTAAAACTGTTAAAGAAAGTTTAAGATCAATGTTTTTTAAATCTCAAAGAAGTTGGGAAAGTGACCATGGTTCTTTACCAATAAGAACACATGATGCTAGAGAAGCAAATAAAAAAGAAACTGACAAAACTTTTGATATTGCTTATGGTCATAAGATTAATGAAGTTGAATTAGCTAGTGGTCAAATACATGGAATTAAATTTATAGATAATGAAGGAAACTTTATACCTTTAACTGAAGAACAAAAAGAATATATACAACAAAAAGATAATGAAGTTAATGTTAATATTGCAAGAAAAAATGGCTGGGATAAAAAACTTAAAGATCAAGGTTTATCTTGGGATACTATAGATGAACAATATAAATTAGCATTAGAAGATTTAGCTTATAATGTTGGTGGTAATAAAGCAGCTACTGAATGGACTGATATTTTTAAAGATATTAAAAATAATAATGTTAAAAGTTTTGTAAGTAATTTAAGAAGAAAAGATAATAATAAATACAGTGCAGGTTTAGATAATAGAGCTGCTAAAGCAGCATACTCAGCAGGATTAATTAAAAACTTAGAAGAAGCTAAAGAATATGGATTAGAATTAACAAATACTAATGAGATACCTTCAAGGACTATGGAAGAAGAATGATACTATACAGAGAAAAAGATTTAGATGAAGCATATAGACTTGATTGTAAATCAAGAACTAAAAAAAATATGCCTTGGGTTATGCGAGAAGAATTTAGAAGTATATACGAACAACTTGTAGAAATATATATGATTAAGTTAGCAGAAGACCCTTCTATAGATATGGAAGATGCTCCTGAGTTTGTTATTGCTTCTGTCAAAGATTTACTATTTAACGATTTAACTTTTATACCAGAATAATATGGGTTTTCCTTTTGAAATAATAACTATGTTGGGCTCTACAATTCTTAGTGGAGTTATGAGCATATGGGCAGACAGTCGCAAAGCTAAAGAAGATCAACAAAGACTTCTTATTACTAGAGGTGAGTTTGAAATGAAAGCAGTTAAAGCTGCTAGAGATAACAAAGATAAAGGTTTTCAATGGACTCGTAGGATTATAGCATTAACAGCTGTCTTTGCTATAGTAGTCTTACCTAAACTTGTAGCTGTATTTTCACCTGCTGTCGATGTTACTGTAGGCTATACAGTTTTTCATCCGGGATTTTTATTCTTTACAAGTGACAGAGAAGCATTTGAATGGATAACTTTTAAAGGCTTAGTAATAACACAGCTCGATACTAATTTAGTGTCAGCTATTATTGGTATGTATTTTGGTGGGAGTTTAGTTAAAAAATAACAAGGAGATATAATGAAGAGAGGGTTAATTTTAATAGCAGGGATACTATTAACATACAATATACAAGCAGCACAAACAGGTGATTGTACAATGGGTACGCAGTATTGTGAAGGTAATACTTTAGGTACAACTAATACCACAACAACAACTAATACAAATACTAATAACAACACTAATAATAATACAAATACAAATACCAACACAAATACTAATACCAATACTAATACAAGTACTAATACTAATAACAATACTAACAGTAATACTAATGTTAACACGACTACTTCAACAGCTAACTCCACGGTTAATTCTACAGTGGCTCAAACAACTACTAATACAAATACTAACAGCAATACAAATAATAATATTTCTAGTAATACTAATAACAGTACCAGTAATAGTACTTCTAATGTTACTACTGCTAATTCCAACAGTAATACTAATACTAATAACTCAACAAATACTAACAACAATAATTCAACCTCTACGCAAACTGTTCGTCAGGAAGTAGAATCACCTCCAGCATCTGCAATAGCTCCAAGTATAATGGCTTACTCTCAAGACCTTTGTACTGTTGGTAGGTCTGGAGCTTTTCAAGGGCAACTGTTTGGTTTTTCTACAGGCTCTACAGTAAAAGATGAGAACTGTGAAAGATTAAAGTTATCTAAATATTTATATGACACTGGCATGAAAGTTGCATCAGTAGCAATACTCTGTCAAGATGAACGAGTCTTTGGTGCTATGCGAATGGCAGGTACTCCTTGTCCTTATATGGGTAAGATAGGTGAAGAAGCTACAGTTGCTTGGACTACTAATGTAACAGAAAGACCAACATATAAAGCAGACCTAAAAGCTTTTGTTAGAACTTGTACAAAAACTAGAAATGGTAAAGGTATAAAAAAATCTAGTAGAACTTGTAAAAAAGAATTTCATTCTAAAAATGGCTAGTGAAAAAGTTATTAATAACATGTACTTTATTACTTAGTAGCTATTGTTATTCTAATTTTATATACGAATCTAATCAGTCCTTAGTAGACTTACGCAACGAATCCTCAGTAACTAATCTTAGTAGTGGAGATGACCAAACCTCTGCTATGTTTCCTATTGGATTTGACTTTACTTTTTATGGTGAAACTTTTGACTCAGCTAGAATGGCTACTAATGGTTGTTTACATTTTTTAAGTAATGGTACAACTTGTAACGATTATACACCTGACCCATTACCCTATGCTACTTATACAATGTATCCGTTCTGGACAGATTTAATAAGTGGTACAATGAAAGCTAAAGCTTTTAACGATAAAACAGTATTTGGATGGTATGATAAAAAAGAATATTACAGAACATCAAGTAATAATTTTGAAGTTATTCTTTGGCATAATAATTCTTTTGAATATAGATATGGTGAACTCGATATTAATAGCCATGATGTTTTAATAGGACATCAAGGCGATACTTTAGAAACTTATCAATATCTATTCCACGATGAATGTAGTACTGGTTCAACAAATGTATCCGGTGTTTGTATAAATACAGACTGGAACAATACTTTATTTAATTCTACACTAGAAAATGGTGGTTCACTTTACAGTGACCAAGTAGTTTCTGGTGGTTATGTAGACCCTTGTATAGACAATCCTTTATATTCTAATATGTGTGCCGGATATTGGGAAGCTTACGATGACCAGCAATGTGATGATGACCCTCAATATGCACCGTTTTGTGCTGGGTATAGATTTGAACAAGATGTTGGTTACTTTGTTATTGAGGAGGAATATGCTTATGGTATTTCACAAGAAGTTCACATGGGATACGAAGAACCTATTGACATATTCTATAATGATGTGTATACTAGGAACGAACAACATGATAGCTTTCCTCAGTATGACTATTATGAGCCTCAAGAACCTTTCTTAATATCAACTTTTGAAGAACCTTTACCTGTTGAGTTACATTCTCTACCTGAGATTGTACCTTTAGAAGAATTTTTACAGGTACAAACTTATAATGAAATTATCATAAGAGAGATTATAGAAACTCAAGAAGAAATGTTTATGCCTTTTCAAGAACTTGAAGAGTTTTTTGAAGAAGAAAGACTTGTTGAAGAAGAAAGAATTGAAGAAGAAATATTTATTGAAGAAATCTACGAAGAAGAAACCTTTGATAATTCTAGACCTGAACAAGAAGAAAGATTAATAGAACAAGAAGAACTAATAGTTGAAGAAGTCTTTGAAGTTAATCCAATTACAGAAAAAAGTAGTGTTAGAATATCAGCTTTAAGTGTAGTATCTTCTACTATAAATACTGCAAAAAATAGTGTAAGTGGTACAGTTTCAGGTAACAGTATTCATGCTTCTGGTAACACCATTAATTCAGGTGGTGTGAGCTCCATAGGCTTTGATACAGGCTTAAACTTTTCAAGCTCGATAGGTTCATTAGAACAGTTTAATATAGGCTCTATCGAGACTTCTGAGTCAAGCGTTGTAGAAACTAATATTAGTGTTAATATAAGCTCAGTAAATAATGAGCAAGTAGAAACAAATATAGACACAACAATAGCCTCTAACGATACTAAATCAGAAGCTGACCAAATTGCTGATAAGATTCTTGCAAAAAATATAGCTAATGCTCAAGAAGAAAGTATTGAAGAACAAAAAAGTACTGGACAATATGGGCAAGAAGATACTATAATATCTTATATAAATTATAATCCTGCTTTTAATAACTATAAAAATGTAGTTATACCTAAAAAAAATAATTGGTATAAAGTTAAAAGTATTTACATTGGTAATAAATTAGAGGATAATAATATAGGTTTTAATACTTTAGCAATACAAAACATAAACATGTTAATAGAATTAAAACAATTACAACCAAATCTATAGGAGTATAAAATGGATTGGATGAATAACAAATTAAATCAACTTATAGTTTTAGGTAGTTTATTAGTTACTATAGCAGGTGTCGGTTGGACAGGTGCTGAACTAATGGGTAGATTAAAAACTGTAGAAGATGAAGTAGCTAGTATATCTAGTACGGAAAATTCTGTAGAAGAAATAGAAAAAAGATTTGAAGCTATTGATGTAATCATCAAAGGCTTAGAAAAAAATATAGAAGAGTTAAAAGATGTTGATGTAGCAGTAGCTAAGATTGAATCTGAAATAGAATCTATAAAAGGAAGCTTAAGTAAACTTGAAAAGAAATCAAGTAATCCTTTAGCACAGTAATTTAAACACCCTCACTAAGGAGAAAAGTGGGTCACAATAATAAAGAGGATATCTGTGTCCTCTGTATCCTATTTTGGATTACAATAACAGTAGTATATACTTCAGTAGCAAGTATTTAATTATTCATAACACGAGCATTTAAACAATTTTCAATATGAGAATGAACAGCATCTAATTTTTGTGTTGCTTCTCTTAATATAAGTTTTAAGGTTTCATATTCTTGTTTAGGCATGTGTTTTTCTAAAGCTTTAATATCTGTACTAGTTCTTTCTGTGATAAGGTTTCCACTTTTATCATACAATAAAGTATAACTTAATAGTTTAGCTTCCTTTCTAATCGTTTTCATTTTCAATTCCTGCAAATTGTACTTGGTCTTGTCTTCCTCGAAGACCTGCTTTCATGTAAGAAGTAGCACGACCTTCAAAAAAGTTCTGATGCTCTACTCCCATTACTTCATCTAACCAAGGTAAAGGGTTTTCTCTTTGGTCAAAGTTAGTTTTTAATCCTAACTGTAATAATCTTCTATCAGCTATGTATCTATTATAAGCATACATATCTTTCTTAGTTAGTCCTTGTATGTCTCCCATACTAAATACTAAATCTAAAAATTTATCTTCAAGCTCTACCATTTGTCTACAAATATCATAGAGTTCTTTCTTAAAATCATCTGTCCAGATATCTAAGTTTTCTTGAATAAACTCTCTAAACAATTTAGTCATAGCTTCAACATGCATAGACTCATCTCGTATAGAGTAAGTAACTATCTGACCCATACCTTTCATCTTACCGAACCTTGGAAAGTTTAATAAGATTGCAAAGCTTGAGAACAACTGTAGTCCTTCGGTAAAAGCTGAATAGACTGCTAAAGTTTTAGCTATAGTTTTCTTATCAGACTTTTTAGGTTTAAAGTCACCAACATAATCATGTTTGTTAGACATCTCTTCATACTCAGCAAAAGCTTTGTACTCAATCTCCGGCATACCTACAGTATCTAATAGTAAACTATAAGCATCTTGATGTATTGATTCCATGTTTGCAAAAGAAGACATCATCATTCTAGCTTCTGGTTTTTTAAAGATAGGCATATACTTATCTATATATCCTGCACCAACATCTACATCTGATTGTGTAAATAATCTAAAGATTTGTGTTAGTAAATATTTTTCTTTGTCTGTAATGTCCTGCCAATCTTTTACATCTGTGTGTAAAGGTACTGACTCTGGCATCCAATGCATTTGATTTTGTAGTTTGTAATAGTCATACATCCACGGGTAATCAAAAGGTTTGTAGTGGTCTCTAGTTTTTAATAAACTCATATTATCCCTCGCAAGATATACATTCCACATCTTCTAAATTAATTCGTGGAATTTTAGTGTTAACATTCTCTACATTTCTAGCTGCATTAGTTCTAAAGTAATACAACGATTTAAGTTTATGCATACCGTACCAATGTACATCACTAACATACTGCATGTATGTATCATGTACTTGTTGTTCTTCGGTAGCACTTGGTAATGTAAAGAATAAATTTAATGATTGTGCTTGACAAATAAACTCTTGTCTTTTGTAAGCATGTTCAACTAACCAAATCTGATTTATCTCATTAGCAGTTTTAAATAATTCTTTTTCTGTTTCATCTAATACTTTTAATTTTTGTACTGACCCTTCGTTACTTGCAATTTCTTTCCAAATACTATCAAGCTCTTCGCCTTTGAGTCCTTTAGATTTCAAAAGCTTTTCTAAGTATTTATTTTTAACTTGATAAGAGCCTGATAAAGTTTTATGAGTATAGACATTAGCTCGGTAAGGTTCTATAGAAGGGGAAGTACCAGAGCATATAATGCTACTACTAGCGTTAGGAGCAATAGCAAGTGCATGAGCATTGCGAAGACCACTACCTGAAATATCAGGAGCTTCACCACGGTTTTCCGCAAGAGTTTCACTAGCCTTCTTCGCCTCTTTCTTAATTTTTTTAAACGCTTGGTAGTTAAAGCTTGTTGCTCCAAGTCCTTCAAAAGGAATCCCTTTACTTTGTAAGTAAGCATGAAAACCCATTGCTCCAAGACCAAGAGACCTTTCACGATAGGCTGAGTAAGCTGCTTTAACAAACCCTTCTTTGCCTTCTTTGATATATTTTTTGAATCTTTTAAAGTTTGCATTGTATTCTCCAAGTTGTTCTGTATCAATAGCATTGTCAATAAAATGTTGTAAGACATTATCTAACATAGTTATTAAGTCTGCTATGAACAGAGGTTCATTAGACCAAGTATCGTAATGTTCTAAATTAACACTAGACAAACAACATACAGCTGTACGTTCTTCATCAGTTACTAAAGTTATTTCAGAACAAAGATTACTTTGTCTAATTTTTAACCCTAAATCTTTTTGTCCTTCTGGTAGTGCTTCGTTACAAGTATCTATATTAATCATATAAGGTTCGCCTGTTTCAGCACGAGCATTTAGTATTTGCCACCATAAAGAACGAGCATTAATTGTCTTACAAGCTTCGTTAGTTTTAGGGTCTATCAATCTAAAGTCAGCATCTTCTTCTACTGCTTTTAAGAAATCGTTGGTGAGGTTTATACCGTTGTGTAAATTTAAATTCTTTCTATTTATATCTCCACCAGATTCTTTTCTCATGTTTATAAACTCTTCAATCTCTGGATGTGATATGTCCATGTAAGCTGCATAGCTTCCTCGTCTTGTTACACCTTGATTAAAGGCTAACATCTGTGAGTCTACAACATGGATGAATGGAATAGTACCAGTAGAACGACTGCCTGAAGAAGTAGAAATACCGTTACTCCTAATATCTCCCCAAAATCCACCAATGCCTCCACCTGAACTTGCCAACCATATGTTCTCATCATAATGAGAAGATAAACCATCCCTGCTGTCAGGAACATAATTGAGGAAACAGCTAATAGGTAGCCCACGAGTAGTTCCCCCGTTACTAAGTATAGGAGTGCTAAACATGAACCAACAGTCGGAACTGTAATCATAAAGCCTCTGAGCAAGTTTGAAGTCAGTATGTTGTTTATAAGTTGCTGCGAATACTGCAGCCCTAGCAAAAGCTTCTTGAGCATGTGTTTCTTCCTCCCAGAAATATCTATCTTTTAATGTATCTAAACTAAACTTATCTAGTTTCTTTTCTTTATCGTAATCAATTTGTATGCCGAGATATGGTTTAGTTCCTACTTTATCTTCAACCATTATCTTCTCCTTCTATTATTATTAACAATTTATTTTCGTACCATTCTGCTTTTCTTAAATCTTCTGCACCGTTTTTATATTTATATCTAAATCTCCATCTATACTTTAAAGAGTTACCTCTTAAATAACCTATAAATTCATCTCTTGTTAACATAGATTCTATTGCATCTATACATTCTATACCTCCTTGATTATAATGTTCAGGATTATTTACTACATCATTGTTAAGTAAGTCTCTTATTGTTTCATATTTCATCGTTTATCCAATCCTCTTCTGGTAATTTAGTTTCGCTAAACCAACGAAAGTCATTAGCTTCTGCCCATTCAGCATGTGTTCTTTTTGTTTTATCTTTTCTTACTTTAGCTCCCGGCATTGGTGCAAAAGGTTTTTGAAAAAAGAAAACTAATTCTATATGTTCGGGTAAAGCTTTCTTTATATGTATGTATTTACTATACTCTGGAAAATCCCAGAACCTACCTTTGGCTTCTATTAAAATAACACTACCATCTTTAAACTTACGAACAAAATCTGGCTCATATTTATGTGCAATAACATAGTCTATAGTTTCCCAATGATGTCTCCAATCAGCAAACAATCTTTGATGTAAGTCATATTCCCAATAACTATCATAGCCTCTAGGTATTCCTATTTCTTTTTTAGGTCTAGCTTTTCTTGGTTTTCTTCTAGGCATATTATATTATAGCAGAGTCATAGTTTTTTACAAGCTTCCAATATTCTAAAATATTGTTAAACATTTTTACATGTTTGTAATGTGATTCTTTATCCCAAATATGACAAGCAATAAGATTAGTATTCTTTCGGTCTACAAATATAGATACTCGGTCTACATCTTCATACTCACAACCTTGTGCATAAGCTGATAGTTGCATACCATGTTCATCATAAACTAATTTAGCAGGGTCTTTGCCTTCTAAGTTATCTTTAGTTTTAAAGTCTATAAAGATACCAGATTTAGAATATAAATCTATCTTACCACCATAGCCTGACTTTGCACAGAAAGAATCTTCTGCTATCCATTCTTCATTAGGAAATGTTTCATCTAAATAATCCTTAATAATTTTATAAGTTTTATTATCTGAGTCTCCTAAGAAACCACTCTCAATAAGAGCATGGATTTTAGTACCTTCTTCGGCAGCTTTCTTACCAATCTTTTTAGAATCTTCTTTACATCTGTAAGTAAAAGATTGTAAAGATTCATCTTCATATCTTTCTAATGTAAGTGCTGATTTTAAAGCTTGGTCAATCTTCCAATTTTCTAAAGATGGTTTAGCTATCATACCTATTATAGTAGTTACTGATGGTACGAAACCTTCTTTCTTAGCATCTCTAAGAGTAGTGTTTCTTTCTTTACCATTAGCACCTATAATAGTATATTTAGGTTCTCCGTCTTGGTCATACCAATGACCTGATTCAGAGGTAAACTTATTATAATTATCTGTAACTAAATTGTCAACCTTTTTATTCATTTTCTTTGTGTCCTATAAAATGTAGTTCTCTTGTATCTGGATTAAATCCTAACAATTTTACTCCTAATTTTTTTTGTAGTTTTGTTCTGGTTTTTTTACAGTTTGGTTTCTTATCATTATCATTATTTGGATGTGTAGTTTTAACATCAATAAAAACTGTTTCACCTTTTTTATTTACAGCTATCATATCTATAGGACCTGTACATCCTGAATTTTGAAACACCTCATAACCATTATCCCATAACCATGTTACAGCATAATACTCTGCAAAGTCTCCTTTTCTATTAGTATCTTTAATGGGTCTCATACCAACTTTCTCCTATTTTAAATTCACCATTTAATGGACATCTCATTTTGAAATGTTCTCCTGCTTTAACTATAGCTTCTACTCCTAAAGTACCAACCGCATCTGCTTGAGATTCTTTAACTTGTATCTGCCATTCATCATGGATGTTAGCTACAAACTTAGCATCTAAAGTATTTAATTTAATTAAATCATTTAGAATCTGCATAGCTTTCTTCATTACAATAGCACCTCCTCCTTGTAATAAAGTATTTAATGCAGCATGTTCGCTTCTAACATATATCTTTCTACCATCTAAACCTTTTAAATATCCTCGTCTTGCAGCTTGTTGTACTTTAGTCGTAAGATTTTTAAGTGCAGGTAAGTTAGTAAGGAAAGTTTTCTTTAGTTTAGAACCACCTTCTTTACTCTCACCTATAATACTACCTATCTTAGCATCACCTGCTCCATATACTAAAGCATAAATAAAAGTCTTAGCTTTATCTCTTGTATCTAGTCCTGCTAAGTTTTGATTAGTTGAGTGGATGTCACCATTAACTACTTCATGTATGTAATCTTTGTCACCCATATAATGTGCTAATACTCTTAGTTCAAGACCACTAGCATCAATACCAACTAACTTATACCCTTCAGGTACAATCCAACAAGAACGACACTCTTTACCATAAGGACTGTAAACAGCAGGTATCTGTGCCATGTTTGGACTGTAGTGAGCCATACGACCTGTTATAGTTCCATTAGGAATAACATGTCCATGTACTCTATCATCTTTAAGTTCTTTCATCCATGAAGTTATCTGTGCTATACGCTTTTGTAATAACAAAAACTCAGCAATAAGTTTAGCTTCATGTATATGTTCAATCTTTTTAAGTGTACCTTCATCAACAATAGGTTGTCCGGTAGGTGTAAATCTTTCTGGTTTCCATCCAAAGTCTGTTAAATATTCACCAATTTGTTTACGACTACCAAGATTAAAGTCTTGTAATTCTTTTCTCATAAAAGGTGTAGTGTTATTAGTATCTACTCGTTCAGCATACTCTACATTAGTTAATCCAGATTTAGAAAGCGTTCCATCTTTCTTAAGTTTAGGAATAACTTTCTTAACATTAACCCATTTAGGTTTGAATGTTCGATGAACTTCATCTTCTACTTCTACCATTCTATCTTTTAGTTTGGCTAGTAATAGTGTAGCTTCTTTTTCATTGAATAAGAATCCAGTTTTTTCTTGGTCATTAATTATCTTAGCAACAGTATGTTCTAAAGAAAGACATTCATCACTAAAACCTCGACCTTCATCTAATAATTTTTTGTATACAACTTCATTTAATTGTACATCTCTAGTACAATACTCTAGCATTTCAGGTGTATAACTATCAAAGTCTTCTGGTTGTTCTTGTTTATGAAAGCCAACACGATAGCCCCAAGTTTTTAAACTGTGTCCGTTCTCACGAACAGGATTAAATAATCTTGACATAACTAAAGTATCTTCAATATCACCGGTATATTTAAAGTCCATTAATTTTTCTAAGACTGGAATATCATAACCAATTATGTTGTGTCCTATAAGCACATCAGCAGTTTGTAAAAACTCTTTGCCCTGTTCTAGTTGATTAGGATTAAAGGTATGTGTAGTACCATCTAATTCTTTTGCAACTATACACCAGAGTTTAGTAGGTGTTAGTCCGTCTGCTTCTATATCAAAAATAAGTTTCTTCATTATCAAATGTCTCCGAGTCTGTGGTTTCATATAGTCTACCACTATTATTATCATATTGCAAAGTACATGCAAGTCCTGTGTCTCCAGTATATCTTGACTTAAGTACTCTTACTTTAGTACGACTAGCCTCTTCTGGGTCTTTAGCTTGTTGATTTCTTTCAAGAGCAATCACACAATCAGATAACTGTGAGATACCTTGTGAGCCTTTTAAGTGTGAGAGTGATACCTCAATACCTTGCTCATGTCCTTTCTCTCCTGCAGCTCTTCTTAAGTGTGATACTAATATCATACCAACATTAGTTTCTTCAACTAAACTACGAAGTTTATTCATAAGTGAATCAATACCTCTACGTTCATCACCTTCTGATAAGATGTTGACAAGCATGTGTAAGTGATCAAGCACTATCCATTTACATTGACAACCAATAATCATGTAACGAAGCTTAGAAAATATCTCATCAATATCTGTAGCTCCTAAGTGAGCATGGATAAAGACTCTATCTTTTTGAATTACTTTATCAAAGAAATCATTAAGTTGTTCAGGTGTATACTTATCTCGTTTCTCATTAAGATATATTCTATCATTAGCTTCAATAGATATTAAACCATCGGCAGTTCGTAACCAGTTTTCTTCAAGGGCAACGATACCTACATTGTCTTTAGTATTCTTAATAAGCCAATGCTCAAGTTCTCTAGTCACCGAAGACTTACCGAGTCCTGTACCACCTGTAAGTGTTACTAACTCACCTCGTCTTAGTCCATATAGTTTCTTGTTAAGACCTTCCCAAGGATAAGCAATACTTTCTTTTGTCTCACGATTCAACCAATCATTTTTCTGTGCTGATAATTCCATGATACCAGAAGGAGTATATGTTTTAGCTTCCCACCATGCTTTAGTAAACTCAGAATATTTCTTTTGTCTAAGCATATCATTAGCATCTTTGTAACCATTAGGTAGATTTATTATTTTAATCTTGCCGGGTTTTACTATACGAGCTACATTCTTAGCAGCTTCCTGTCCTGCCTTGTCATTATCAAAGCACAACACAACTGTATTAAATGATTCAACAAACTCAATGCTTTCTCGTATATCTTTAACTGCACCTGCAGCACCACGCTTAAGTGATACGACTGCATACTTGCCTTGAAATAATTCATCGACTGCCATAGCATCACATTCACCTTCGGTAATAGTTAAGTACTTACCTTTAGTATTACGATACATCTGTTCACCAAACAAACCAGTGCCTTCATATGTACCATTGCTAAAGAAACTTTTGTTATCTATAACTCTTGTCTTAGTACAAACAACTTCCGAACCATTATAAAATGGATAGACATGTTTCTGTATTTTATCTGCATGGTCATTAATAATCTTAACACCAAACTTAATAGCAGTTTCTTTTGATATACCTCTATCTGTTAATGCTCCATAGATACCAGAGTAAGAAGTCAAGAAAGTATTATTTTCTTTAGGTTTTACTATTGGTACTTTTGCATCACCACTTTTCTCGTAGTCTGGGAAAAATGTAGAACAACTAAAACAATAAGCTGAACCATCTGCATTCATTGATACTGCATCACTACTGCCACAACTATGACAAGGTAACTTATGTTTAATAAAAGTTGTTTTGTTTTGTTCCATATTCTATCTCCAAATAGAAAAGCTAGACGAAACTTACTAACCCCGCCTAGCTTTTGTTAGTTAAATGTACTACTCTTCGTCAGAGGTTTCTCCTTCTTCGGTAGTACTTTCTTCGACCAAAGCTTCTGGACTATCACCAAGTAACTTTTCTAAGTTAGCTCGATGAGTAGCCGATGCAAAGCCTAAAGCCTCAGTAACAGTTTCTAAACTTCCAACTTTAGAAACTATAATCCTTGCTTCTTGTTGTTTTTGTTCATCACTTATACTGTTGATGTCATATGATATTATGCCATCATCGTTCTTAATAGTAATTATCATTAGAATTCTTCTCCATCACTTAACAGTTCATCACCATCTTGTGATTTATAAGCTACCAAATCAATTACTTGAACAGCTTGTAAATCTAATCCTACATAAGGACCAAACTTACCTTCACCAGAATACTCATTGTATTGTACTCTGACTTTAGAGCCATTACCAACTGCAACATTTAACTCTTGCTTGTCGGTATCAAGCAGTCTAGGTGCAGGTCTAACCATTCCATTAGGACCATTCACTTTACGCTTGATGACTACAGCAGAACCTTCGTCATGCTGCTTTATTTTATGACCACGAGAAGCAAAGTCGTTAGCAATCTGTTCGTCAACTATTAAGTCAACTGTGTAGACTGGTTCGAACTTTGTGTTCGGAGTGGTTATACTTGCCCATTTTACTGAGCCTTCTAATATTGCCATATGTTTTCCTCCATTTATAGCTAATTAAAAAATTGTGAGAGTTGTGAGCTGACTACTCTCGAAGCCATGGTCTGAGCCAAACCTTTAATTAATGGAGATAGAGGGCAGGTTACTCTTTGTTCCCTAAAATCTATAGTCATTATAACACAAGTAATAATAATTTACAAGTCCTGTTCTGTAGTTATTTCTATAGATGTATTATCTTCTTCAATAATATATATTTCTTCCTCAATACTTTTAACTATAAAATTTAAATCATCAATGATATTAATTATTTCATTTTGTATTCTATTTATATTGTGAAATTTATTTTCTAATCTTGTTATATCTCTATCAAGTTTTTGAATTTTTTCATGCTGAACTGTTGCAATAGAAAATCCAATAACTATAATAAAAGTAAACAAAAATCCACTTACTATTTTACCTATCATATTATACCTCTTATAATTTAATTGATATTAATACTAGTATAGCTACTAGTAATACATTAACCATAAATAATTCTATAGCTAAAATAGTATGATACCATACCCATCTAGTTTTGTAAGCATTATCTATAGATAAATCATCTGGGTCTGGTTCTGTTTCTTTCCAAACTTTTTTGTTTCTGTTAGCCCATAATGTTTTAAACATGTTACCTCCCTTGTCCTCTGTATTTTTTAAAACTTCTACGTTTATGTTTATTCATAGTACTCATGCCTATGTTTCTTTTATTTCCTTGACTAGTTTTTTTACCACGACTACCAGTTTTAGAAACATGTACTATTGTTTGTTTTCTTATTGCCATTATTTATCTTTTTTATCGTAGTAATAATCTTTTAAAAACTTTTCATTAAATTTATAATACATTTTAAAATTATCATATTGTTTTTCACCATAAGCTTTTCTTTCTTTATTATTAGCATGGTACATTTTTAAACAAAACTCTCTAAATTTTATTTCATCATCAGTCATTTATTTCTCCTTGATTAATTATTTCAGAATAGATAAGTCCTTCATCATCTATTTCATTTCTTATATCCCTCAACAAATTAATATCACCTGTAAAATTCCAAGACTTATCATCTGATAATCTTTTTACAGAATAAATTTCTGTTACTATTTCTAATGCTAACATAGAATCTATTGCCTCAGTACTATTAGTTGCCCATACTTTTAATTTATCTTTCTTATTATATAAATCTACATCTATTATATATTCATTTAATTCCATTTAATATCTCTTCTATTTCATTATAATTATTTACATGTGGATATTTTTTTAAAAATTTAATAACCCATTTTTCTGACATGTGTGATAGTCTAAGCTGTCCATCTCCAAAGACATGAGTTTGGTCAGGCATTAGTTCACTAACATCTTCTACAGTAATTGGTTCTCCATTGTCTTCAGGCAATAAAGTTTTTAACCATTGTACTTGTATTCTTTTTACTTTATTTTTTAAAGTTTTATATTTAGTTCTGTTCATATTATAACTCATGAAAAGAAAAGAAAGGTTCTACTTTAAATTC